AACATAGTCCATGTTCATGGGTAAATCGAACATCCATACGCCATCCCCATCTATCACTTTACCTCCGTTTGGTAAATCGGCTCTTTCCAAAACAGGTAATCCATTATTATCCCTAAAAATTGTTTGTCTTATTGCTATAATTTCACCAGGACCTGTTATCATTCTACATAAGTCCCCTGTTGCCTTTTTCAATCTACTTTTTGCTGTTACAGAAGTTCTATCGGTTGAACTCATAAGTGAACCCATAAAAACCGAAGTAGGTTGTATGTTAATATTTGCTTCTGAAGTTAAATCAAAGTCGGTTCTTGTAATTCCTATTTGACACACATCTTGTTCACCCCAAAAAGGTACTATTTCGATAGTTTTGTTTATAACCACAATTTGTGGTAGTTCGTTAAAGTTTGTAGATGCTTTGAATTTAGTTCCGTCAACTTGGTCTTCGGTTGCCACACCCATCCTAACTAAATCTGCCGGCGATAGTGAAAATGGACCTATGTCGGATAGGTCAACATTCATAACAAGTGTTTGGGTTCCAACAGGGACACCAAAAATCATAAAATCCCCACTATCGTTAGTTGTAACAGTATATTTATAATACTTATCAAATAATTCTACAACTGTTTGGTCAGTCAAAGCATCTTCTCTTGTTGGGAATGTTCCTGTGGGTACGTGATTAGAATACTGTTTTGTGTATGGAAGAAGATTATATTTATAACCATCTTCATTTGTTTGTTCTAAATTTTTATAAGGATAAACGGAAGTAATTGTTGGGTTATTTTCATCTTGTTCTAAAAGTGGTATAAAAATGCTAACCTTCGCATTAGGAATACCGTAACCTTTATTGGCAAATATTCTGCCAGCAACAACCCCATAATCCGAACACATTCTAGGATAAACATCTCTCTGTCTTATTTTTAATGAAAGAACTTCTAGTTGTTCAAAATCTTGGTCGACTTGTACGATAATGTTTTCGTCAACACCAGGTTTAGTTCTTAATCTATAGGATTTTCCCATTAGGTGAAACTTTTATGATAAATACATTATGTAATTGTTTTATAAATTACATAGGTATTAATTTTATGATATAACTTATCATAAAGGTAATCCTAATGTTCAATAAATAAATTATTAACTAATTGAAACTACTTGGAAATTTTTAACTTTAACCGTGATGTCTTTATTTGGAAACCTTATTTGATAAACTTGGTTAGGTAATGCGAATATTGTACCATCGACAGGTTCTATTTGTTTAGTCAATGAATCTAAATAAGTCATGGATGTTTCCGATGATGAATATTGACCCCCAACTAAATTGAAGACTTTCAAATCTGTTAATGATATAACTCCATTTTCTGATTGAATTATTCTATTAATTTCTGATATGTTTACATTTTGTCCTAACTGTCTAAGTGCGGGATTAAAATAATCAGAAATCTTATTTATTATAGATGTGATTACAGTTCCTTGATTTTGACTTGAGTCTAAAACTACTGATACTTCAATGCCTAAATCAATAACTTCCGCAGTTTCTATAGAAATATAATCATTCAACATTCGAAAGTTAGAAAGATATTCTGCCATATTTGATTGAAGTGTGTTTGATACTATTTGGGTTAACGCACCTCCTGTATCATAACTTAAAATTTTAATTCTTACCTTGTTATCTTCTTCAATCACCGCAACTTTTGCTGGTGCACCAAACATAGATGGCATCTTCCTAATTAAAGCTTCATAATCATTTATCGTAACTGCTCTGTTCTGTGCGGAAAAATTGAATGATACGAAGTTTCTTATTTCTTCTAAGGTCGGTAATCCGGCTCCACCTATTGCAGCGGTTATATTGTTACATCTTAATGAATTTATTACGGATGTGTTTGTAGCCTGTGATGGCCCATTTACAAAGAAAGATGATGTCCCAATTTGGTTTATAACATTGACCCCTATATTTGTTGCCAATCCTCCACCTACCCTATATTGAACAAATATTGTTGTATTTGGTTTCAATGCACTACCCAACGAAAAGTTATTGAGATAACTCTGTATTGGTTGTGTGTTTATACCCGCTCTCGCGAATTCTCTTAATTGGTCATCAGCGGATGTGTTTCCACCACCAAAAGTAAGTTTCATAAAACCTTCAGGTGTATATTCTGTTATAAATCTTTCGTTAGTTTGTATCCATTTACCTACTTTGACACCAGGTAAATCTGACGGTTTTGTTGGGTCCTCAATGAAAACCCTATCTTCCGCCAAAGCATCAACCTCATACCATTTTCCAACAGGTGTTAGAAACTCTTGTACTGTTGGCACGTTGGAGTAACTTGTACCATCTTTTTGTATCACCGCAGTAACCCCGAGTACATTTTTTTCAGGTAAGAATAATTCATAAAAGGGTCTTACCTCGTTTGGCGTTATAACTTGTTTGAATACCTTAGTCAAACCATTTACTACTACATCCCTTTTTGTAATTGTATAATTTATGAGATTGTTATTACCGTCAAAATTTGGTATTTTCAATCTGTTTGGAAAACCTTGTGAATTATATGGAGAACTGAAATCAATATCATGAACTGTCTCGAAAACTTGTCCTGCCCCTATAACCTGACTACCTCTTCTCAAAATACCTTCATAACTTTCGTCATCTTTATCACCGTTTGCTGGAACAGTTATAGAAAAATCAACTAGAGCCACAGATGGTCTTTGACCGGGTAATTTTAGTCCGTAGGTTCTTGCTAAATTGAATATTGATGATTTTTGTTGAGCAAACTGTAAAACAGTTTCCTGTATACTTCTATCTATATGGTAATGAAGATTGTCGGCAATAGCAGCATTTAAGTCCAAGAGAACCGAAAAAACTGATGCGTCGTTGAAGTTGTCAATAAGCTCAGGATAATAAGTTTTAGTGAAATTAATTAACTCAGTTCTTAGTGCTTGAAAATCTCTGACGGTGTATGATATTCTTTTTTCAGCCATATTAATTAAATATTTATAATTATAAAATCTCTTGACCCAAAAACATCATCAGTTATGGTGTATTCGATTTTAACTTTTGCGGTGTACTGTTGATTATTAGCATTTGGCATTGTGAATTCTCTATCAATCGCATTTCCATTTGTGGTTACAACGAAGTCGGTTTCTTCACTGTCTGCCGCTGTAATTAGGATATTCGTAACTTTTAGTTGTGGTAAATATTTTTCACAAGAATCCCTTATTTCGGACTCTATATTATTGAATGTCGGTGAATCTAAAGGTTCGAAAATATATTCGTATAACCTAGTACCAAAATCCGGTAGAAAGTATCTAGACCCTTTTCTTGTTAACAACAAATGAATCAAATCTGTTCTGATTTCATCATCTGCTGTCTGAGTCAGTTTCAAATATTTACCCTGTTCGGATTCGTTAAAAGGAAATGCAATACCGTATGTTTTACCATCTGCCATATGTTATAAATATACACATGTTATTTTTTTAATGTAGTATTCCCTTTATGATGTTTGGGAACAAAACAACAATGTCTACATCCATTACCACAACAATAACCTCTATTAGAATGATATTCTTCGGTGAAAACTAATAACCCGTTTTCGTCAAAATAATAATAAGAAGGGAGAAGTTTTTCCTTCTCCCTTACTAAAATATCTGCTTGATTTTTGTTATTTGATTTCACAAGCACCTCCTGCACATGCTAATTCACCACTAAGGTCTGTATTATCTTGTAGTTCTATGACCTTTTTCAAATCTATTGTATGTAGTTTAGAAAAAAGTTTTTCAAATTCTTCTTGTGTACAATCCTCGAAAGGAGCTTGGATATATGTTCCACCGTCATATGGTAATACTGAAAGACCATTGTAATAGTCACGATTGTCCCACATCCATTCACCTGCTAATTCCCAGTCATCGGCCTTTAAACTAACAGTTGCTGAAACGTTATGTGTGTTAGAACCACTTCTGTGTCCAGGTCTTACCCAATCTTGTGTGATTTTTTTAATCCTTTCCAATAATTGGAATGGGCTTTCAGTTCTTAAAATTGCCCC